TTCTTGCTGCGACAGCTTGAAGGCGCGAGAGCTGAAATGGCCTTGGCAGTGAACGCCTACAACCTGAAAAGAGCGATTAACGTGTTAGGCGTGCGCCAGATGATGGCGTTGATGGGCTGAAAGGCCTTTTTTCGTCTGCTGTGAGCACAAAAGCAAACGCCCCGAACAAGTCGGGGCGTTTGTTGGAACCGTCATCAGCGTGTTTTCACACAGCCTGATCAAGGCCGGTTTTTTCTGTCTCTACATCCCCCGTCAAAACCACCCTGACGTGAGATCAAAATTCGATTGGAGCGGGTGAAGGGAATCGAACCCTCGTTATCAGCTTGGGAAACTATTATTGGCGTAATGCCATCATCGGCCGGGGAATATCACTAACCCTCTTTAGCCCAGTAGAATCGTGCCTTTCAGCGTGGTGAGGCATTCAGTGCTTGTTCAGCTCGGGCCACACTGGTTCCGGCGAACTGTCACCACGAACTGTCACCAACTACCAGGACAAGACACCGATGCTCACGGATAAGCAAATACGAGCGCTACAGCCACGGGAAAAGCCATACGTCATGTCGGACGGGCGCAGCGCGAGGGGAGAGGGCGTATTGCTACTCAAGATCCGCCCGAACGGTACAAAGGAGTTCTATTTTCAACGTTTCGTTGGCGGCAAGAAGAAGCTAACAAAACTGGGCACGTGGCCAGGGTTGAGCCTGACCGATGCCAGGGACAACTGCCGGGAAGAAAAGGAGTTGGTGATTTCAGCTGGTACGTTCCAGCAGCTCATGGACAACTACATCGCGAAACTGCGGGCCGAGAATGCAGCGTCAGTCGAGGACGTGAAAAGCTCGTTTGAACGCTATGTGACTCGGCCTTTTCCACAAATGGTCCAGCGCCCGGTCGCGATGATTGGACCGGTCGAGATCCGCACTATCATTGCGAGGATGATCGACAACGGCATCACGACCTACTGCAATCGCGTGCGATCGCAATTGCACGCTGCGTTCCAGTTGGGTTTGGAGCAAGAGCACAATCCACGAAACTATCTGCAGAACAAGGTCCAGTTCGGGCTGCTGAGCAATCCGGTAGCCAGCATTCCCGTGCAGGCCGACTGGGAGCAACCGGGTAATCGGGCGTTGTCCGTCGCTGAGCTCAAGTCGCTATGGAACCTGCTCCCCGAGCAGCTTTCACTGGTGACTTCTGAACTGATCAAATTCCTGATCGCGTCAGGTGGCCAGCGCCCCCAGCAACTCTTGGGCACCACGCGCAAGCAATACTTCGACGATCACCTGGTCATCCGTAACCTCAAGGGCGTCGATGGTGAGCGCATCTTGCATGCGGTGCCCTACAACAGACTGATGCGGCAAAGCCTGAAGACGCTGGATGAGATCAGCGAAACGAGCGCCTATCGGTTCATGGGGAAGATGGAAGACAAGCCGCTGCACACTCAATCGTTGTCCAGGGCGGTAACGAAGCTTTACAGCCGACATACAAAGCTGTTCGACGGGCCGTTCACACTCCGCGATGTTCGGCGGACCTGTAAAACGCTAATGGGGGTTGCGGGCCTGGAGAAGGAGTTACGCGATCGGATCCAGGGCCACGCATTTAATGATGTGTCGTCCAAGCACTACGACCGGTACGATTACTTCAAAGAGAAGCAGCGCGGTCTGCAGCGTTGGTCGTTGTGGTTGCAGAAAAACATCGTTTCTAGTAGCTCTGATTAGAATGATGCGGTGATCTACTTTAGTTGCTAAATGTTATAAATGGATTTAAAGGTTATTTCGTTGAGACTTAAAGCGATAGGTGTCCATTTAAATTACACTTTTTAATTCCGACAAATGGTATGAATAAATTGGCTAGATAAACTTATTGTTTGATTTTGCGTGCTATACATTTCGTATCAGTTTAGTGTGGCATGTAATAGGACATCTAAAGTGAAAATCATCCTCGGCTTGGCTTTGGTTGTAGGTTTGATAGCTACGCAGGTTTCAAAAGCGGATTATCCCGTACTAACGTCAAAAAATGATCAATGCTTGGTCGAAATTAGAAAGTCAGCATTCTATGGTAATGGCGATGCCAATTCGTACCCGGTTTTTAGTACGGGGCCTGTTAGCGCAGGAACGGTATGGGATGGCCCTGAGGGCTATAGAATTTGTTACCGATTTGCTAGCGATTGTAAAAATTTGCCGACCAGTTTCTATTGTGTGGGGTCTACAAAGGGACTAAGTGAAGGACAGCCAGTAAATGAGGAATTTTAATATTAATTGAGTGTCGGGAGGTGAGTGATGACGATTAGAAGAGTACTGCTCCTTTTGGTTTTTATGATCGGGCCTGGACTGGCAAGTGCGGATTATACCGCTAAGTGGTGTATTTCGTCAGATCCTGGACAGTGCACGGTTCAACCTAATTACGGATGTCCACAAGATGGTGGGCCAGGCGCTGATGAATTGTCGAAGCAAGCATGCACGGTACATTCGACTGGCGGAAATAAAATTTTGGATTATAGAATTAACACACTTTCATCTAAGACTGGGGGGAGGTGCGGTATTAGCGTCTATGAAGTGACTTGTATGGAAAAGAAATAATCTTTTCGACCTGTATCGCTTCAATCTGAAAAGTCTAAAATTCAAATCTATGGACCAAAGGCCGCTTACGCGGCCTCTGTGGCTTTCCATTGAGTCGGATTTTTCTGCCAAGCAATGATCGCAGACTCTCGCCATCCAACACGGCCTGGTGAGATCAAAACTGGTCGGGGAAACCGACCGTCCTTCATCGCACGCCAAATAGTGGAATGTGAAAGTGACGTCACCTCAATCACGTCCTTTTCCCGCATGAAACGATCAAGCTTGCTCACTTAAAGTTCCTCCGTTGGGCCCTGAGCGCTGCGCACCAGGTGAATCACTAAATGTTCCAAGTTGATGTCTTCGTCTGTTGCGGATTGCCACTCCAGCACCGCTTGGATCTGTTCCCTGCTGCAATCCAGCACTAGGATCTCTTCCTCGTTTACTGCACGGACTTCGAGGATTTCGACCAATCCGGTCGCGCCATAGGCTTCTGCGTGAACGGTTTTGGCCGTTTCGCCGAGCCAATCCTGCATCCCTTTAATGTGTCTGAGACGGGATGTCTCTCCGTTCGGGCCATCGCCGGTGATGACTTGAATGTGCATTCGTTCGCTCCTAAATCAGGCCTTGAAAATCCAGCATTTGACGGTAGGGCAGCGGTTGATCATGGGATTCTTGGCTGATTGCGCGGACCGCACTGCGCTGTCGACGGCCTTGTAGTCCAGGAACTTGTGGCTGCGGGATTCTTTCAGCAGGTCTTTCAAGGTGGTGACGTCGGAGAGCTTCTGACGGTGTTCTGCCGCACGCTCAGCAAACTCGTTGAGATTGATTGCGATGACATCCGGGTTCTTGCTGTGGTTGACCAGGGGCTCGTCGTAGATCGACTCCAGGTAGTCATAAACCTGCCAAAACTCAGCAACAGCGCTGTGGTCAGCGTTGGTCGTACTCTGCCGCTCAAGCGCCATTTCGACAATCTGCCGGCGCGTTGAGCTGACTTGGACTTCGGTCAGAGTGATGACCAGGCGGATGGCATCCAGCAAAGCGAACAGCTGAGCGTGGTTTTTGATGATCCGCTCGACGCCGATATAGCCCCGCAAGCCATTTCCGCACTTGCGGCAGGAGCCCTCACCGCTGAATTGGGTGTCACAGGCGAAACAATGTGTGTGTAGCCGGCGCAATTTGGCTTCGTGTTCAGGAAAACGCTTGCTGAACAGATCCATCACCTCGGACTCTTTACGTACCGCCTGCAAAAGGAAGTGACTCAGCGTGGTTCCGTCCAGGGCATTGAGCTTGTCAGCTGCAGCGCGGCTTTCTGGAGTGACAGTAGGGCGGATGAAGTGCAGTTTTACGATGCGAGTCATGATTGCTTCGTGGGCAACCACAGCAGCGTTCTGACTGATAGCTATCGTTCCGCGAAACGGTGGCTCGTAGGTTTCGTTGCCGGCAGTCTTTACGCCTTTGGTCGCCAGTGTACCGCCCCCGAAAAAGTCCTTCAGCTCGTCCCATTCGAAGGTTTTGGCGTGCGCTTTATCTTCGCTATGACGATCAGCCTCTAGGAATACAACAGGCATCCCGGACACCTGTCCCATTAATCGTGACCGTCCAGCCTTGGTAGACTTCATCGGGTCGAATCCCTCGTAGCCTTCTCGCCCGAGCAGCTTCCACAGCAAATTGAGCAGGGTGGTCTTGCCGGCACCGGCTTCACCGGTGGCCTCCAGGAATGGGAACGACTGGTAACGAGTGCGGATCTGCTCGCAAAACAACGAACCAAAGAAGAACAGCAGCGCAGCCAAACCTTGGGTGCCAAAGCAGATCCATAGCAGCCGTAGCCACTCCTCGTCGTAACCTTTCGCATCTCGCTGCAGCTGCACCGGCACGCCCTTTTGCAGCGTCTTCAGGCGCATTTTCCCGAATTCGAAATAGTCTTCGCTATTCACCGGATAAACGCTGCCTTCCTTGACGGCCACGTCGCCGTAGATGTAGCAGCCGTATTCTTTGCTGTAGCCGACGTAGTCGATGGTAGAGACGGTTTTAATCCCATAGAGCTGGTCTTTCATGAGCTTGTCCAGTTGCTGGCCACTGCCGGTGTACATGGCACCAGCGGCCATCCCGAGCAGTCGTTTTTTGAACTCGCTGGCGGCGGCGAGCTGACCGCTGGTGAAGGTGTTCTTGACGCTGCCGGCGTCATGGGGAAAGTCCACACGCAGGTAGTACCAGGACTCATCGGTAACTTCATTACGCTGGAAGTACAGGGCTTGCGGGTAGCAGTTGGCGATCTCCATAACGCTGCCGGATTGCTGCAGCGCTTTTTCACGCATCTGCGCTTGGTTCAGCAGCTGCTCATCGTGATTTTCGCTGTCCTCAAGGTCTTGGACGGCCCGGTTGTATTTCTCCATGTCCAACTTGAACCAATAGAGGCGGTTGCCGAAGCCCAGGTGGAATTCGCCGCGTTTGTTCCAGTCGTACATCAGCAACGCCTTCTCGGCGGCGCTTTCAGCGATCAACAGCGCGCCTTGGTGGCGGATCTGCTTAACGTCTGAAGCGACCTGAGCGGACCGATTTTCATCACCGTCAATGAAAGCCCAGCGTTGATGCAGGTCGTTCCAATCGACCTTGCGGCCGTCGCGTTGTGGGATCTGTGCTGCCTCGCAGACGAAGCCCATTTCCCGAGCCTGGCGGACCCAGCGCCGGGTGTAGGTATGTGCACCAGGTTCGTTATCAAGAGCCCATACGAGTTTCGGCAAATTGTCGGTGCGATCACGCAGCAGTGCCTTCAGCGATTCTTCAGGGAAGGCGTTTGAAGACATTGCCGAAACGGCGGAGAGGCCGTTGTGTACAAGTGCAATTGCGTCAAAGATTCCTTCAACAATCCAAATTTCTTTGACTTCAAGTAGATCCACACAAGGCGCGCACCACCACACACCACGGTAGGTTTCACCGGGTTTGAAGCGGGCTTTCATCTTGCCAAAGCGCGCAGGGCGATCAATTAGGCGTTCCCAATACCCGCCTTTCTCTAGGGCAAAACGTACTGTTGCGCTGCCTGCCTGCTCATGGCTGGAATAAAACGTTTCTTGTGTAAACCAACCGCCTATCAGCGAGATATCGAAACCGCGGGCAAACTCCAGATAAGCCCGTGCGGTTGCTGTAGGGGCACTCTCAGTAGCTGGAGCTCGCTTGCTCCAGTCCTCAAATAGATCGTCGTAGAGCTCCTTTACATGCAGCGTGTGGCCGCACTTTTCCTGACGGCCACAGATCAGCTGCCACGGGCTATCAAAACGTGTGTAGAGCTCTTTTTTGTTGCACTTGGGGCAGATACCACCACGCATATAATTCGTGGGCGTGCGGTGCTTAAGGCCGAAGTCAGACTCAATGCGCTGTAGGACGTCGTGTCGCAGATCTTCTCTCATGGTTATTTTACTGCTTTGAGGCAAAGGCGTAGGGCGCTGATCAGATGCATCTGAGCGGCCATCACGGGGCTATTGGCAAGGATTGATCCGTGGCGCAGGCCATCGGGAATCAGGCGGTACTGGTCTGCGTACCAGAGTTCATTGAGGCTGAGACGGTATCGCTCGCGCAGGTTGGCCAGGAGCGCTTGAGCCTGGTCAGGCGTCAGTTTTGCGTTGATGTTCATGGCGTTTTCCATCGTCAAACCTCAATTTCGGGCGCAGCTCACCCAAACCCATTACGGTGGGATAGGCGATTTATTGGGTGGGTATTACGAAGCGGTAACGCGGAAGCGCCCGTTATCCGGTGCGATAAGAATGCGTTCGTAGATCAGGCTGACCGGGATTGCCCAGGCTTTGCCGGTGGCAGTGTCGAAGATGACGGTGTGCGTGGACGTGCTGCTGGCAATGTCCATTTGTTGCCGATTGCTTACAGCCAACATTTCGCTGCTGGCCAAGTGCACCTGCTTTTCGGCGGTCCGAGTCAGGACGTCGTAATCCGCAACCAGGTGCTGCACTGTACGGTCAAACAATTGTTGATCGTCGCCGAGGTGTTCGCACCGGTGCCGCTCCAGGAATACGAGCGCTGCGGCTTTAAGCGTGTCCTGATACTCCTGTACTGCAGGCAGACTGTTCATTGGCCTTTCCCCGGTTTTGCCCGATACAAGTCAATTGCTGCCAGTACTTCTGCGTGTCGTGCAGCCATATGGAGATTGTGAGCGTGGAGGATAAATTCGGCCTCTCCAGCATTGATCGAGCCGTCTTCCAACGCTTGGGCAATTGCCTGGTCAACGCTACCGCGTTTGGCTGAAACCTGAACGGATCGGGCATACAGTTCGACGTTATCCAGTGTTTCAGGGGCGGCAACGGGTACAAACAGCCCGCCGTACATTTGCGCAATATAGTTCGGCAGATGATAGGAGCCGCGCTCCTGTTCCAGCATGTAGACCTGAGCATCGCTTAGCGCACTGCAACCCGCGCTTTCATAGGCGTGGTTGTCGAACTTTTTGACTTTCATTCCTAAGCGAGCTGCCGCGCCTTCGCGTCCTTCAGGGTAGCTGCGAATGATCTGGCGTATAACTTCCTTGCGTGTCTTTAGAATGGGGCTGTTCATCTTCTACTTTTCTCTGTTTATCAGCGCCGTTACCCTTCGATAACGCCGTCTTTGATGTTGAGCAGTACGGCGGCGCGATGTGCCTCCCCACGGCGACCTTTGATCCGACCGTTCAATAGGTCGCTGACTAAATTTTTGTTCAATCCGTTTTTTCGGCTGAACGCTGCAATGCTCATTCCTTTGCGATCCAATGCCTCTCGGGCTTGCTCGGGTGTAACGGTGGCGGGCATAGTGGGCACTCTGTTCAGTTATGTTTACGTGTGTTTGTCTGTGGTGATTCTTGGTCAAAAAAATGATCAAGTCAATGGTGGTGACTAAAAAAATGCTCATAGCGGATCGAGTGGGTGAACGTCTAAAGGAAGAGCGCGAGCGCTTGGGTCTGAATCAAACAGAGTTTGGAGTGCTTCTGGGGGTAAGCCGGGGATCACAAAAAAACTATGAACTGGGAGCGAGTTCGCTCGACCTTCGCTATGTTGCAGCGCTTGAGGAACACGGCGTCGATGCAGCGTTTGTACTGACTGGGCGTCGTTCGACGCCGCTTGGCCAACTGTTCACAGCGGCTGAGGAGGAACTGATAAATCAGTTCAGGAGCATTGCGGAAGAGGACCGAAAGGCGATCCGCCGTTTTCTTGAAGCCATGGCCGCCGATGCTGCGAGGAAATCGAATTAATTTGTAACAAAATCCACATAGCATTGGCAGTCTTTACGTTTTACCGCTGATTACCGCCCCGATATCGTCAATTCAGCAATGCACTTTACGGAGTAGTTAGCATGTTGGATCGCACAGTAGGCGACGTTGGGGCGGTTGAAATATCGGATATTGAATGGCATCCATTGACGCAAGTTGAGCGTCGTCTGATTTGTTTCCATCGACAGTTGACCGATGAGGAACAGCGTCAACTATATCGATTGGCCGAGCTTTTGTTTCAGACCAGAGAACCTACATAATCTGGTCAGACCTCGTCGGGTATAACAAGTCGCCGACTCTATAGGGGCAGGGGGCTTGTATCTTACGCAACGGCAGGTGACGCGAGTTGCTCAAACAATTCTCGCTGTTTAGCCCTCGGCATATCACGAAGGCGATCAAATAAGAGACGATCGACTACTTCCGCAGACGGTCTCAAGGTGTGAGAGAAGGTTAGGGTGGTCACCCATGTGTGACCACAGCTAACGGATAAGCATTGACAGTACAGCCTGGCAAATTCCAACGACAGCTCTTCACGCGAAGCAATCCGACCTTTCCCGCTACATTCCTTACAGTAAATTCGCATAGCCCCACCCACCGTATTCACAGGAGGGTATTTTGCCACACAATATCTGGTGGTTGTGTGACTCTTAAGATACTAACTGTGGTGAAATCATGCTGCGGGGGCAGGCTCAGCCCAAGCAATATGACGGTCACTCCTCAAACAATCGTTAACCTGCAGGAACAGCTGGCAAATCGGTCGAATCTCGTTATTGGTATAGATCTTGTCGATCTTTTCTATATCTCCAAACCCGCCCGCGTTCTCCGGTATCACACCCGCCAAGGCCGGGTGCATACGCCAGGCTGCAATCACGTCGTTACGCGTGATGTTCTTGATCCGCTCGAACTCGTCTTTAGTGGCCACATCTCCAATCGGAATAATCTGAATGGCTTTCTCCGCGCCGCCGGGAATGTTCACGAACATCGAGCGAAAGTTACCCACACCCTTGGCGCTTTGAATTTGTGACTTCAAGTTCGCTTCGTCCTCCTCGGACAAGTCAGGGTCATTCGTATAAAAGATGAACCCAGCATGCGCACCGTTGTTGTAATAGCGCCGGCGGAACAAGGTAGCCGACTCGTTCAAGAGCAAAGCGTGCATGCCGCCCAGGTAATCGGGCACACCATAAATATTCTGCTCCACGTCGTAATCCATGACGTGTTCCACTTCCTCCTCTTCAAAGTGCAACTCCTTGGCATTGGGCAACAGCATCATGAAACCGCCCCCGACTTTGCGCCGCATGTTGATCGCCGGTAAGTGCTGCAACTCAATCACTTGACCGATGACGTTGCGGATGCGCAGAAAAAACGCGTCACCAAATACCATGAAGTCCAACCCCGCACGGCCCATGGTCTGACGGCTGCACCCAGCCGAGGGGATAAAGTCACGCAGCAGCATGTTGCGTTTGAAGCGCGGAATGGTGCCGTGGTGGGCATTGGCCCGCAGCATCTTGGCCAGCCCCGTGCGCGACACGGGCGGCACATAAACCCGTCCGTCGCTGGTTGAGAACACGCCCAGGTATTCGCCGACGTTGTTGGTCAGCACCGACTCTGGCGCGCCGAAGCTGAACGCCTGCACTTTGTGAGGCTGGGGATTGGGCTGTTCGAGTTCGTTCATGGCTGCCTTCTAGGGTTGACCAGCGGCTGCGCCGCTTTTTATTGACGTTGAGAGGTTCGTTGGCCAGTGCGTGCATCACCGCCCAGGCGATGTCGGCATGCCCGGTGGCGTCGGTGCGCGAGGCGCTGTAGGTGATCTGGCCACTGTTGGTCGCACCGCGCTTGATCGTCAGGAAGGCCGAGGCGATGTCGTTCCAGTCGGCGTCCCATTCGATCCGGCGCCCTTGAATGGTGTCCTGGGCTTTGAGGACCAGGGTGTTTTTGGTTTCCAGGCTGTAATGGATCGGTGTGGCTCGTGGGTAGAAATCGCGCACCAGGTCGAACACGCCATAACCCACACCGGTGATGTCGATGCCAATGTGTTGGACGTTGAAACGCTCGGTGATCTTCTTGACCTGCGCCGCCTGGTAGGTGAATGAGTGCCCACGCCAGGAGTACTTCTCCAGGATGCGGAACTTGCCGCCTTGCTCCAGGGGCGGAGCGACCACCACACAAGTGGCATCGTCGCGGGTGCGGCTGGGGTCGTATCCGACCCATACCGGGCTGTTGGCGAATGGCCGTAGTGACTTCGGGTCCGCGTCGTAGTCGGTCCACAGCAAGCGATCCGAATAACAGCGCTCCAGATCCGCCAGGGCAAAGGCGCTCTGCGTACTGTCGATAAATTTGCACAGGTAGAGCTGGTCGAACTGGTCGTCGGAGTTTTCCAGCTGCAGCTGCTCCAGGTCGAACAGATCACAGCCGCCGGCAATGGCGTCGTGAATGGTGATGATCTTGCGCCACTGGCCATCCGGACACAGCGCGCCCTGACGCAACTCGGCATCGCCGGGGAACGGCAGACTGGCTTTCTTGTGTTTGCCACGCTTGAAGGCGTCACCGGTCCAGAACGGGTACGCCTGATGGCTGACCGCGCTGGGCGTGGAAAAGTAGGTTTTGCGCCACTTCTTGTGGGTGGCCATGGCCCCCGACAGCGTGTTGAGTTTGTCGAAGTCACGAATCCAGAAATATTCGTCGACGTAGACGTGGCCATGGTGACCCTGGGCGGTGCTGCTGTTGGTACTGAGAAAACGCAACTCGGCGCCGTTGCTGAGAATGATCGGGTTACCGGTCAGCTCCAGGCCAAACCACTCGCGGGCAAACTTGATGATGTAGTTGCGGAAAATCTCGGACTGGGCGCGACTGGCGGACAGGAACATCTGGTTGTCACCGGTCAGCACCGCATCCATGAACGCTTCGCCGGCAAAGTAGTAGGTCAGGCCGGTCTGGCGCGCCTTCAGCACGTTGCGGATGCGCCGCGTCAGCGGGTTTTGCTTGGCCTCGAACAACTCTTTTTGATAGCCAAACAGCTTGCTGGTGAACTTGTCGAGAAAGTCCACCTCGGTCAGGTGGCTGATGTCGTTCTTTGGCGCTTTGGGTTTCTTCTTCCCATGGCCGTCAGTGTCGCGGCGGTTGGACTTATCCCCAGGCGCTCGCCGTTCACTATCGACGCCGGCGGGCAGATCCGTAGAAGCGCCGGAGGCCGGTTTGACCGTCTGCTTTTGCAAACGCTCGCGCACGCTAAGCAGCCGGTCGAGTTCATCCAGCTCGGCTTTCCCCAGTGTCTCGACCTTCTCCAGAATCAGGGTGATGCGCCGGCTGACCGCCGTCAGTGGTTCTTCGTCCGTCAGCAGCTCGTCCCAGCGGCCCTTGGCAATCCAGTAGTACACAATCCGGGCATTAGGCAGCTTGAGTTGTGCCTGTATCTCGCGGGGTTTGTAGCGGCGCAAATAGAGTTTTCTGGCCGCGTCTTTGACTTCAGGTAAGTAGGGCATGAGCCGCAGTTTATGCAGCTCCCACCCCACAAACCCGCCCTTAAATTCCTGCTCAATCCTATTTCCTGAATATAGGATTTTCGCGCAATGGAACCGTTTGTTCGGGCTGGCGCAGCTGCCTATCGTGGCGGCCACTGCATCGAATCGAGCGACTTTGCCCCATGCCCCGCACCCTTGTTTCTGACTGGAAACGTGTCGCCACCAGCGGCAAAACCGTTGATGGCCGAACCATCGAAGCCCAGGACCTGCGCGACATGGCCAGCGCTTACGATCCGGCCACCTACACCGCAACCATCTGGTACGAACACATTCGCTACTTTGGCAGCCTGGGCACGGTCGCCGAGGTGAAAGCCGAAGATATCAACGGCGGCAAAGTGGCCCTGTTCGCCAGGCTCCAGCCCAACGACCGCCTGTTGAGCCTGAACAAAGACGGCCAGAAGCTGTTCACCAGCGTGGAGATTCAGCCGAACTTCGCCGACACCGGCAAACCCTACCTGCGCGGCATGGCGGTCACCGATGACCCGGCCAGCCTCGGTACCGAGGCGTTGCATTTTTGTCGTCGAGCCGAGGCCGGCAACCACTTTGCCAACCTGGAACCCCTGGACGACCTGACCAGCGGCCACAGCGATGAGGCCGTGGCCTTGTCGTTCTTCGCCCGTGCGTTCGCCACCATCCTGGGCAAAGGCGGCATCGAAGCTCCCGCACACCCCACAGAAGAGAACACCCCGATGGATCAAAAAACCGTGCAGGCCTTTGCCGCTGCGGTGGACAAGCTCGGCACCGTGGCCACCAGCCTGGAAACGAGCGCCGCCACCTTTGCCGCGCAGAAGCCAAACGAGCCGGACACCGCGCTCACCACCGACAAGACGGGCGATCAGCCCACCGGCATTAGCGTCGAGCAGTTCAACAGTTTGAAAGGCTCGCTGGACTCGCTCGCCGAAAAATTCAACACCGCGCTGAATCACGGTAAGGGGCACGAGTTGCCCCATACCACCGGTGCCGTGAATGACCAGCCAGAGGCCGTGTACTGATGAATCTGAGTAATGCTGCCCGCTTGAAATTCAGCACCCTGGCCCTGGCGATTGCATCGACTTATGCCGTGGCCTCGGTCCATGAAGAATTCAACGTCGAGCCGACCCATGCGCAGACCTTGAATGAAAAAATCACCCTGAGTTCGGCTTTCCTGCAACGCATCAACGTGCTGGCAGTGACCGAGATCAAGGGCGAAAAGGTCATGATCGGGGTCAACGGCACCGTCACGGGGCGTATCAACACGGCTACCAATGACCGGGTCGCCCGTGACGTGCTGGGGCTCGATGGCATCGGGTACGAATTGTTCGATACCCAAAGCGACGTGGCGCTCAAATACGCCACCATCGACGCCTGGTCCAAGTTCCCCGACTTTGCGCAGAAGTATGCTGCTGCCGTGCAAAAGCAGATCGGCCTCGACCGCATCATGATCGGCTGGAACGGCACCAGCGTTGCCCCGAACACCGACCGCGCCGCCAACCCCTTGCTGCAGGACGTCAACAAAGGCTGGATGCAGATCGTTCGCGAGCAAGCCCCGCAACAGATCCTGGTCGAAGGTGCGACCCTTGGAAAAATTCAGGTCGGCGTCGGCGGCGACTACGCCAACTTGGATGCCCTGGTGTTCGATGTCTCGCTGATGATCGACGAAGAATTCCGCGACGGTGGCGACTTGGTTGCCATTATCGGCCGCGACCTGCTGGCGTACGACAAGGGCAAGCTGTACGCCGCCCAGGGCGACAAGCCGACCGAAAAAGAGCGCATCGAGATGGCCCAGGTGATCGCCACCTATGGCGGTCTGCCGTCGTTCACCTGCCCACACTTTCCGAGCAAAGGCGTGGTGGTCACCAGTTGGGACAACCTGTCGATTTATTTCCAGGACAGCAGCTGGCGCCGCCAGATTATCCAGAACCCGAAACGCTCGCAGGTCGAAGACTACAACGCGCGCAATGAGGGCTATGTGGTCGAGCAACTGGGCAAGTTCGCCGGCATCGAAGCGGCCAACGTCGAGTTCGTCACGGTCACGCCTGAGCCACCTGTGCTATGAGCCTCGCCCTCAATCACAAAAAGCGCCTGCTAGAGCAGGGGCCGGTAGCCGACTCAAAACCCTACACCTCGGCCACAGCCTTGGCTGGACCGGCCAACGCCCAAAAACACCTGGCATTGATGAACGCGGCGCTGGCCGAAGATTGTGGCCGGCTGTCGGAGCTGAACTCGCTGGAGGCGCGCCAGCGCTTGAAGCGCGACGAGCTGTTGCCCAAGTACCTGGTGTACGTGCAGCGCTACCGGGAATCCGGTCTGAACCACCCGAACCTGGTGCTGATGCAGGTCATGGTCTGGCTGTTCGACACCGAACAGTTTGAGCAGGCTCTGGAACTGGCGGACTTTGCCATCGAGCAGGGTCAGGCCATGCCGGAGCGCTTCCGCCGCGATATCCCCACCTTTGTGGGTGACACGATGGTCGAGTGGGCCGAGGCGCAGCACAAAGTCCAGCGCAACCCGGAACCGTACCTGTCGCAGCTGTTGTTGCGCGTGGACGGTCAGTGGCCAGGCCACCGCGATCCCCATGATGGCGATCCACGCGAACTGCCGGCACCGGCCGCTTCGTGGGAGCTGTTCGAGAAGATCCCGGCGCGCTACCACAAGCTGCTGGGCATCCTCGCCATGGAAGACAAGCGCTGGGCCAAAGCCTGCGCGCACTTTTACCGGGCCAATGAGCTGTACCCCGAGATCGGTGTAAAGACTCGGATGGATGAGGCCAGCAAGGCCCTGCGCAAGCAGGAAGCCGACGAAAAATCCGGTACCGAATAAACGACTAACCCCCCCAGCGGGGGCCTGCCGAGGTGAAGGCCCTGTGCCAACCGCCTAACGCAGTCACCCCCGCATCTATTCCGTAACAACCCACCGAGGAGGTCAGCACATGAGTTTTGGCGGTAAGCCGACCACCCTGGTGGATTGCACAATACCCAACGACGGATTCTGGCCGGACCTTGAGCTGGCCGAATTCCAGGCGTCCTATCGACTGCCGGCGGAGTACCTGCCGGAGATGATGGTCGAGGGGCTGACGCTCGCCATGGGCGAAGTCAACCTGGACCTGGCCAAGCGCAAAACCGAATGGCAGGACATGGGCTACAAGTACCTGGAAGGCTCCGGCATGGAGCTGGAAAGCTTCTACCTAGCCAGCTACCGGCGTGCCGCGTATTGCCGCGCCAAGTCCTTTTTGCTCCAGCAGTTCGCCACGGTCAACCGCCGTGAGAGCGCCGAGAACCTGGGCAAAGAAGCCCCGGAGCGACATGAGCTTTTTCTGTCCTACAGCCAGCAGTCCGTGCGCGTCCTGCAAGGCCGTGGGCGTGTCACCGCGGAACTGCTCTGATGGAAAAGCTCCGCGCCCTGACCAAGTACCTGATCGAACATCGCGTGGTGGTCGCCGAGCAGCTGGAAAGTTGCGCGGAGCAGGTCAACTTGACGCTGATCTGGAAGCCTGAAGAACTCGGTTTGCACATGGGCGACATGCGCTATCGCGCTGTGATCTTCCTGGAACGCTTAACAGAAAACCCTGCACGACTGATGGCCTTGCTCGGCACCTGGCTGGTGAACAACGATCCCGACCGCCACCTGGATGAATTGCCGGCGCCGACCTTTGATATTGAACAGATCGACCCGGACGCGGCGGACGTGGAAATCACGGTCGAATTTATCGAACCGCTGCACCTGACCGAATCGCCGGACGGTGAGTTCGAGGCCTTCGGGACCACCTGGGCGCTTGAACCGTTCGACCTGTGGATTGCTGAACGTGGGGAGGTGTTGTATGGCGCGTAAACAAGCCATCAGCCTGACCGTCGAGGGCATGCTGGAAGTACAAACCCAGCTGGCCATGCTCAGCCTGCCGCCCAAATTACAAGCGCGTTTGATGAACCGCGTTGGCCTGCGTTTGCGCAGCCAATGGCGGCAACGTGTGCGCAAACAGAGCGACCTGCACGACAGCCCATTCCAGCCCCGCAAGTTTCGCAAGCAAGGGCAGAAGAAACGCATGCTCACCGGCCTGGCCAAAAGAATGGGCGTCAAGCGCCTGGTCGGCAACGCCGCCGAAGTGGGTTGGGGCAACGCCAAAACCGCGATGATCGCGAGCGTTCATAACGCCGGCATGACCCTGCGTGGCGGTGCCGACCAACTGAGCCGGCAAAAGAGCAAAAACACCCTCATGGCCACGCGTTTTCAGGCCAAACGCCTGCGCGTGCTGGGCTACAAACGTGCCGTTCAGAACCCGGACAAAAAGCGCCGCAAACCCCGCTTTATGCGACCCGGTGTGGCGTGGATCGAAGCGAACCTCAGCTACGACCAGGCCGGCCTGCTGATCCGTTTGCTCAAGGGCGACGACCCAGGCCCGGCCAAGTGGGATATCAAACTCCCGGGGCGCGAATTCTTCGGCATCGCCAGCCAGCAAGAGGTCAACGAACTGGTGACCTACCTCATTCCACAAATCCTTAATTCACCGCGATAGAGGCCCCTTCCATGGCTCTTGGCAAAGTAAGTGTCAACAACCTGAACCTCGGCCAAGGCCCGGTGACGGAGATCGAGCGTTACTTTCTGTTTATCGGTCCGGCATCCGCCAACCTCGGCAAGCTGGTTGCGCTCAATACCCAAAGCGACCTCGATGTCGAACTGGGGGCCGATGCCTCCGATTTGAAAACCCAGATTGCCGCCGCGCAATTGAATGGCGGTGACCGCTGGGCCTGTATGGCAGCCCCGATTGCACCAGATGGTGACTGGGCCGCAGCCCTGGACCAGGCTCAGCAAGCCGGTGTTTCGGTGGAAGGTGTGATCATCACCACACCGGTGACCACCGGCGCCGAGCTGACGGCGATGCAAGACAAGGCCACAGAAATTACCAACGTGTACGGGCGCCGTGTGTTCTTCATGGCGGCCTCCAGAGGTATCGACCTGACTCCGGAGCCCCCGGAGACGCCATTGGCCGCCGCCGCGTCAAAGGACCCGGACACCCCCGCGAAAGGTCCGCGCACGAACGGCAAGGTGGTTCAAACCACCGAAGGGGAAACACCGGCCCTGCGTATGCCCGAAGACTGGTCGGCTTACCTGACGGCCCAGCGGGCTATCACCGCCGGTGTGGCCGCTCAACGGGTCATGGTCGTGCCGCAATTGCACGGCAATGACCAGGGCGTGTTGGCCGGGCGCCTGGCCAATGCCATCGTCAGCATTGCCGATAGTCCGATGCGGGTTGCCTCCGGCCCGTTGCAGGGTTTGGGGCCGGTGCCCGTCGATGCCGCCGGCGTGCCATTGCCGGGCAGCGTGCGCGTCGAGCTGGATAAGGCCCGTTTTTCCGTGTCGCAGACCTACCCGGATTACCCGGGTGTGTTCTGGGCCGACGGCAATACGTTGGACGCGCCGGGCTCCGACTTTCAGGTGATCGAGTACCTGCGCATCGTGGACAAGGCCTCGCGCCGCATCCAGGTGCTGCTGATCCAGCGGGTCGCGGATCGCCGTTTGAACAACACGCCCAACAGCATGGCCACCGCCACATCGGCATTCATGCGCCCGCTGCGCGACATGGCGCGCTCGGTCACGGTGAATGGCCAGGTGCAGCCCGGCGAGATCGAATCGCCTAAAGACGGCGACGTGACCATCTTCTGGAAGAGCAAAACGGCCGTGGAAATCTACTTCACGGTCACCCCTTACAACTGCCCGAAAGACCTGACGGCATACATCGCCCTGGACCTGTCCAACGGCGAAGAGGAGTAACCCATGGGTGCGCGCATTGGCGGCAAAAACTTCGATGTGAACATTGGCGATCTGCAAATTCACGTTGAAAAAATCAGCCTGGATATCACTGACAACACCGCTGTCGCCCAAACCGGCGGCGTTCCGGACGGCCATGTGGACGGCGACGTGTCGGCCAGCGGCGAGATGGAGCTGGACAGCGGTAACTTCTCTTTGTTGATCGACGCTGCACGTCAGGCGGGCAGCTTTCGAGCTCTCGAACCCTTCGATAGCGTGTTCTTTGCCAAGACCCCCAGCGAGGAGCTGCGAGTGGAGGCCTTCGGCCTGAAGCTGAAGGTGTCCAACCTGCTCGACATCGATCCCAAAGGTGGCGAAAAGAGCGTGCACAAGGTGCCGTTCGACGTCACATCGCCCGACTTTATTCGCATTAACGGCGTGCCGTATCTCGACCCAAGCGAGATCGAAGGCTTGCTCGGATGATCAAGCCCAGCCTTTGCGCACACCGCTCGATGGCCGTGCGCATCGGCGGCCCTGGTAACTGGAGACCCTGATGGATCTTTCCCCCGCCAGCATCAGCGTGATGCTGCTGCTCACTGACTTGCTGGTGACCGGCGTGTTGGGCTTCCAGGTGTACCTGTTCCGGCAAATCAGTTTTGCCCGCCGCGAGCATCTGGAGTTCCGCATCAAGATCGCCGAGGAGTACGTGCGCAACGAACACCTGGACAAGGCGCTGAGCAAGCTGGAAGAAAATCTGGAGCGGCGTCTGACCGCACTTTTAAGCATTTCAAATAAACGGAACTGAGCAATGAGTGAACGACGCGAAATCACCCTGGAAGTCGGCGACAACGAATTCACCTTCGCCCTGGAACCGGTGGACGTGAGCAAGTACTTCAACCACCTGACACCGACCAACAAGGTGGCGCCGGCGAACAACCTGCTGACCCAAACCGTCAAGCAGGAACAGTTGGCCAGCCTGCGCCCGCTGCTGGCCAATCCGGTGATTACCCTGCAATTGGCTGGCGCGCTGTTGGAGGAATACACCCCGGACATTGAGATCAACGTAAAAAAGCGCTCGCCCGCGCCGAGCGCCTAAACGAAAACGCCCTCGGCCAGCTAATGGCCCTGGTCGACCGCTGGCTACCGGGTGAAGAGCCGACCACGGACAACATGGGCACCGCCAAGTGGCTGGACGACCAGTACTGGAGCCGTATGGAAATCGCCATCGCCAACGGCATTTCCCGGGCGTTCAAAGGGTAACCGGCCAGCACCTGGTCAACGGAGAGTTTCATGGCTGACAACAGCGCCAAGCTCAATTTCATCGTTGCGCTAACCGACATGATCACCGGCCCGCTGAACAAGGTGAACGCCAGTTTCACTGACTTGGCCAGCGGCGCACAAAAGGGCCTCACCCAGATGGGAGTGGGGGCCGCCGGCATGGTCGCTACCGGCTACGCGTTGCAGGCCGCCATGGGCCCCGCGATTGACCAGCAGCGGGCATTGGGCGAAGTGAAGTCACTCGGCGTTGCCGCCGAGAGCCTGGACCTGCTCAACCAGAAGTCCCTGGAGTTCGCCATCAATTACGGCGAAAACGCCCAGGCCTTTGTTCGCTCGGCCTACGACATTCAGAGCGCCATCGCCGGGCTCACCGGCACCCAGTTGGCCACCTTTACCAATGCGTCCAACGTGCTGGCCAAAGCCACCAAAGCCGACGCGGCCACCATCACCAACTACGTCGGCACCATGTACGGCATCTTCAAAGATCAAGCCGACGCCATGGGCAA